ATCACCCACTTTTGGTTTGTGTTTGATAATATTACGAGTCAATCTTGCATTTTGATGACCTGCACCAATAAACATAATACAACCATCATCATCACGTTCTGGTTTTGTTGATGGTAAAAACTCAGGCACTTTCAGATACAGTACTGTAGAAAGGGCACATTCTGTGTGAATGTGAATTGGATTATACTCACCTTCCCATTGACTTACAATCCATGCACTTTTCATTTGTGTCAACCATTCTACATCTTTCACTTTATCATGGTCTTGTCTAGTGGCTTGTTGAAAAGTACATTGTTTGACATATTCACCTACTAAATTCATTAGAAAATTAAAAACATTCCCATCTTGACCTTTACCAAGATTAATTTTATATTCCATCATTTTCTGGTGTGGAATTAATGGCTCATCTTCAATTTGACCCGCAAGATTATCTCCCCAATTCTTTCTATCTGGGTCTTGAAGTATTTCGTCTGTAATTTCCAACATAGCATTAACTACAACGTCTGGAAGTTTTATCTTCATTAAAACATCAGACCAAGGTTGAATCATCTCCATGTCTATTTGGACACCATCTCCTTGTGCCTTTCTCTGTTGTCGTTCCTGTTGTCTTCTTTGTGATCTATTCATAGTCAAACTCCGAGAAATCTCGCTTCTTAAATTTTCCATTTGTTGCCACATCAAATGAAGGTTTATCATCTTCTTGGCCATTATCGACCAATTCATCTTGAGCTGCTTGGTCTACATCAAACAGTCTCATTTTTGCTCTATCAATACCAACTACAAATTTACGATTTACAGTTGGGTCATTATATCTATTCTTCAACTGTTTCACCATTATTTGTCCAAGTTCTTCCATCTGTTCTGTAGATATAATTGCAAACATAAGATCCGCCGTAGCAGGAAGTCCAAAACTTTCAGAAGTATCTTCCAAACCCACATCGGTATTTGAGTATCCTGACCTTGTTGTTTGAGTTGCAGATACGATTGGGATCTTATTTTCCACAGCCAATCCACGAAGCTCCTCAGCAATGGATTTGATATAGGTGTAGGAATTGACATTTGCTCCTGTCTTTATTCTTGAAGAAGTACATATATTCAAATAATCAACAAAAATAATATCTGGAACAAATGATCGTTTCAGATTCAATTCATTCAACAATGCACGAAAATGATTTACATTTGCCGATGCAGTTGGATACTCCTTAACTATTAATTTACCTTTGGTTGTTTTTCTTAAATTCTCAATCTTTCTATCATACATATCTTTGGATAATGCATGAAGATCATCTACTGCAATATCTAGCAAATTTGCATCAATTCTTTCTGCTATTTTCTCTTCCGCCATTTCCAATGTAATATAAAGTACATTTTGATTCTGAGAAAGACAAGCAGATGCAACATGACACATGAACAGAGACTTACCAACCCCTGTTCCCGCTAAACAAATATTCAAACTTTTTTGAGACAATCCCCCTTTTGTGATTTTGTTAAAGTATTCCAAATCGAATGGGATTTTCTCTTCAACGCGGTGATAAAAATCAAATCTATCGTCAGAGTCATCAAGATAATCATGGCCCACATGAGGATCAAAACTAACACTAAGGGCATCACTAAGTATTTCAGGAATAGCCCCTTTACCTTGATTAGACTTTGGATTATCCAAGATTGAGATAGATTCAACGACTGCATTGTAGATTGCTTTATCCTGACAAAATTTTTCTGTTGTGTCCAATAACCAGCCAAGATCGGTATATTCTTCTGTATCTTTTGAGATTTCATCCAACAACTCCATCGTTTCTTTGAACTCTTCCTCATTGATTTTTACTTCTTGTAATTCAATCGAAAGAGCTTCTTTGGTTGGAAGTGAATTGTATTTTGTTACGAAATCATTTACTGTACCATAGACAATTTTCTCAGCGTTTGATGTAAAATAATCATTCTTTAAGAATGGTAAAACTTTTCTTGTGTATTCTTCATTTTGTAGTAGATTCCCCAGAATCGTTGTCTCTATTTGCATTCTCTGCTGCCTCTGAAATAAGTTCTATTATTGTTTCACCTAATTGTCTTTCAAAAATCTGTCCCTGTTCGTCTGTTATATCATCACCAATACTAGATGGTGCATAAACTATATCGTATGAATAGTCACAGTCTAAAGAACCATCCTCGTTCAATTTTTTATTCGTAACAAAGTTTTTGAATTTTACTACTACATGACAGAATGGACCTTCAAGGATTTGAATACATAAATTTTTATCGTTTGGATCTTCTGGATTAGATGAAACTCTAAACCAATTATCCTTCAGCTTCTGCTTCGGTTGGTTCTTCGGACCCAAGTTCCTCATCATCTCCCCTCCCATAAGAAAAATCTCTATCAGCTACTTCATCTATCTTAGTGAGAAGTTCTTCTGTAAAATGTTTTTCTGGTTCATTTAAAATCTGTTTACCATATAATTTTGCACCATCTGGCATCTCATAACGAGTTGATACTTTCTTTATTATATCATACTTTTCAGCTAATTCAAGTAAACCATAATATCGACTCAATCCAGAATCATAAGTCAACAATACATCAACCATCTTGTTTTCTTTTGTCAATCTGGATTTGAAATTCTTACAATGAATGATATTTCCAATGACATCTGTTCCTACCTTCTCTTTTCGTTTTGATAGAAATACTATGTTAGAAGCTGCATATTGAAGACCAGAACCACCACCCATCACATCTTGTGGAAACATAGTTCCAACCTGTTTGTAAGTGTGATTGGTCACCAGTAATGGAATACCAGCCTTAGCAAGTTTGAGTGTCAAAACTCTGAATGCACCTTTGACAATTCGTGCCTTGGTCATGTCTACTTTATCCGCACCTTCCGATACATCCCCAACTTCTTTGGCTGTAGATAACATTCCCAGACTGTCAAGACAAAGTAAAAGAGGAGCTCCATCACCTTGTTCTATATGTTTGTCTACTATTCTAGTACATTGTGTTGCAAATTCTTGAATAGTTGCTACTGGTAATAATATAAAACGAGACTTGTCAATTCCCCTTTGTTCTATCATTTCTGGTGTGAGAGCAGACTCAGACTCAAAATAAAGAACACCGCCGCTAGGATTGTCTGAAAGAAACTGTTTACACAGACCCAATAGAAAAAAGGTCTTTCCTGTAGCCGATTCACCAGCGAAAGCAGTGATTTTGTTCGTTGGTAACCCTTTGTGAATACTTCCCGAAAGTAATGCATTAAGTATATAAGACCCTGTATCAATGTAGTCATTTACATTCCCCAACATTCCATCTGAAACTTTTGACGCATATTCGTTTCCTGTTGCAGATATTAGTTCATCTAAAAAATCACTCATCTGTGTTATTCCTTTTTTGAATTTCAGCCATAATTATAAGTGCATTTTGATTTATTTGTGCTCTATCAGAATAATCTTCAAGTCTATCTCTCTCTTTTATCAATTCAGAATATAACTCTTTTAGATCTTCTGTAAGCCAACCACCATAATCTATTTCCATACAATACTCCTATTATACCATGTGAGATAGATTTGTCAAGAAAAGAAATCCATGATATTAGCCTTCCTTTCATAATCCCATCCTATACATCCCAAAATACCTTTCATTGGTTCAAGAAATGATTTTTCAAATTGTCTATCATAATCTATGTAGTCTCCCAAATTAAACTCCTTTGGAAGTTCACCCGGCATAGCTATAGCTGAATCACCAGTTGGATTTGGTTCCTTGAGATAAGTATATTTGATCTTTTCACCCTCTTGAATCTTTGGATATTTTTTGATGAGTTCATTCCTTTCCAACATCATATTATAAATCAAAGATCCTTTAACATGAAGAGGTGTAGATTTTCTATAAATTGTCGAATCGTCAGCATATTTTGCCAATCCTTTTACAGACCTTGGAAAAGATACTTCTTCTGGGGCGAGTTGATTGAACTGTTTTCGATAGTTTTCAATGAAGTCAATGACATCATCTTCTGTACCATTCATTATAAGTTCAAAAGATTCTCTTAATGCATTTCTGACAGACTCAGGAGTTGAAGACTTAACAGCCTCAATTCCCATAATCTTTAATTTTGGCTTCTCATACTGAACTCCCTCAGAATTATGAACATTCAAAATGTAATGTTTCTTACCTGTCCAGATTCCAACATCAGCAAGAACCTCACGTTTCATGACCATCTTTTGTTGAAAGGCATGAACGTAATCTGCAAGTTCAATATAACACTTATCAATTACATCTTGAATTTTACCATCACAAACTGTATCCATAAAATGGATAATTTTATCTGGATCTTCTAATCCTACTTTCTTGACAAGAGGATTAAAGTCAACGTAAAGAGAGTCAGTATCAGAAGCAATGACATAATCGGTTCCATCTGTTTCTAGTACCTTATTCAAATAGTTATTGACAGCCCTTTCAGCCCACCTAATAGAAAGTTGTCCCGCAACCGAAACAGCTTCAGCATTACGTTCATCGTAATATCTAAACCATTGATTACCAAGAGCACCATAAGCTGAGTTAAGAGCGATCTTTAAGTTTAATTGAAGATTATGAAGATGGGCAATAACATTAGGATCTGCATTACTTCCCTTTTTCTCCTCTTCAATCATTTGTTTTTTGTATTTCACTCGGTCATTATACATTTGTTCCATCAAGCTTGGAAGAAATCCTTGTTTCTCGCGAGTATAGAGAGCTCCATTTGGAGTCATTGTCATATTTGTTTCTCTCAAAAATGTCAAATCATCTTCTTTGTTCAACATACTCTCAACCATAACATTATGACCATCACTATCTTTGCGAGCCTGTTTGTAAATTCCCTTCAAAGTCTCAGGAGAGATATTGTATTGCATAATCAAATGTGGATATAGACTATTCAAGTCAAAACTTCCAACCCAATTATGTCTTCCAATCTTTGGATTTTTCACATAAGCACCCTCATACATATTATTTTTGTCTTCATGTTTCTTTTGAGGAATGACTACTTGCTGTTCTCTCAAATGATTGTAGATAATCATATCCCACATTTTAACAGGACTGAACACATCATTATAATTAATCTTAGCCATGTAGGCAAGAGAAATGATCATCTCAAGAACCTTTAATTTATTTTCAATCCTTTCAACTAAAACAACATCCTTTACATTGTAATCAATAAACTTTTGAAAATTAGTTTTATATAATTCATGAAGACTACTCACTTCGGAATAATCAAGTTTCTTTTCTCCAAGTTCAACATAAGCTATGTGATTCAATGCAAAAGATTCATGGTTTCTATATGTGAATTTGGTATAACAATCCATATAATCTATACTTGAAAGCCCTACCAAATCATAGACTTGTTGCTTTCTATTACCTACTAAAGTAATTTCATTTTCCTTATACCATCCCCAAGGAGAAAGTTTGTTGACCATCTTTTCTCCAAGAACTCTACGAATCCTATTCACAAGATATGGAATATCAAAAAATCTAGTATTCCATCCTGTTACAATGTCTGGATAATTATCGGCCCAATCCTTAACAAATTCCATGAGCATCATCTCTTCATTTGGACTTCTTATGTATTGGACATTTGATGGTGGATTATAATCACCACAAGCATATACTTTGAAGTCATTACCCATCTTGATAGATATGGCAAGGACTTCTTCATTAGCGATTCTTACATTTGGAAAACCAAACTCTGAACTTGTCTCAATGTCAATATATGCAATTTTGATCTTGGATAGATCATAATTGATCATGCCTGGATAATTTTCAGAAATGAAAGGATACTGAAATTGTTCTGGACCATAAACATTAGACCCATAATTTCTCATCGCATCTCTGGCTTCTTTCATTGATCCCCACTTTACAGGAGATACTTTTTTACCATCCAGAGTTTTCCAGTTTGATTGTTTTTGGGAAGGCACAAAAAGAGTAGGCTCAAAGCGAACTTTTCTCTGAAAAGATTCGCCATTGCCGTCAACCCCTCTTAATGCAATAAAATTACCATGAGGTTGTACGTTAGTATAAAACATTAATAATATTTTTGATAAGGGATTTCTAACTTGTCAAAGACATTATAACACCATTTGATCTGCTTGTCAACCCATGTTTTTTTGGATTGAAACAGACCAATGGCGAATAAAGATTGGAGATATATTTTGAGGACTAGTCCAATCAGAAAATAAGACCCTGCTTGTATTGAGTTTTTCCATTTACTCTTAAAGCGGTCATAATCTTCCGGCGATTTGAACCATCTTTTTTGAAACTGCAATGTACCCATCCGCTGTTAGGTTTTCCTTTAGTGTAGAATTCCAAAATTAGCTGGTCAAAATCGAGTTCCTTACTAATCCAAGTAGCAACTTCTCCATTTGGTGTACCCAGCTGTTCAAAGTCTGCTGCTTCTCCAAAACAATGTTGACTTGTTTTAGATCCGCCTACCTTACCATTGAGTTGTGGTGATCTATAGCCACTATTAACAGTTATCACTCCGAACTTTTCTCTGACAGGCTGAAGCACGTGATGAGTGAGAACTGTGAGATTTACAATTTCTTCAATTCCCGGCACATTCTCTATACCCATTCTGTCTGCCGTTGAACTCTTTGTAAGTTCACTCAGCCAAAAGTTCTGTGATAATCTCATAAGTCTCCTAAAATTCTTAAAGGAGATGTTTTCTTATATGGATCGTCATCAAGTCCTAGTTGATTTTTACCATCTTCAATCCACATCTTGTCAACCTCTCCATCGTTTACAGTCATAGCATATCTCCAACTCCTATAACCAAAACCCTGAGCTGGTTTATGTACTAACATATCCATTCCCATTGTGAATTTACCATCACCATCGGGAATCAGTTTAACTTTTTCTATACCTAATTCTTTACCCCATGCATCCATGACAAAGGCATCATTGACACACATACAGTAAATTTCGTCTATACCTTTTGCAATAATCTCATCGTAAAGTTCTTCCAACCTTGGAAGATGTTGCTTGGTTCATATAGGTGTGAATGCACCAGGCAACGAAAGTAACAATACGTTTTTACCTGCAAAATAATCATTAGTGGTTTTATCTACCCACTCATCGTTTTCTCTTGTCTTAAAGACTTTATCTGGGACTCTCATGATATTACCTCAAGTTTTTGTGTATTTGGGTCAAATCTTACTTTGACTGTCATTTCAATTGGCAATAATTTACCATCTTTCATTTTTACAGGAAGTTTACCTTCTACCGCAGCAACTAATGCATCTTGAGCATTGTCAAATGCATGTGTAGGATCTTCCTTTACAATCTTGTCTAATTCTTTCTTCGCTTTATCGGGAAGAACATCATCTATCATTTTTGCAACATGGTCATGTGCCAAGTCTTGAGCTTTGTCAACTACTAAACCAGCAACCACATTGAACAACATACCAGCAAGTGGTAACATAATTATCCTTTATTATAATTCTCCCAAGCATCAATTGCTCTTTGAGAGTTTGGTCTTTGATCCATACCAATAGATTTTAGAAATTGTTCTTTAGTCATCTTACCAGATTCTTCTTGAAGAAATTGAGGTTCGGGTTCTTCTTTAATAAGTTCCTCTTCCTCAAACATAACTTCTTTAAGTACTTTCTTTTTAGGCTTAGCCATGTAATCTCCTAATTAATAATTTCTTCATTTCCAGGCTCAATCACTACACCATCGTCTGTGACTTCCTCTGTCCCAACTACTTTATTTAGGATTTCAGTTACCCACTCTGGACCTCTTTGTGTATCTGGAAAACCATCATCTGATGCCCTCCAAAGAATCTCACCATCAATCTCAATCACTATGTCATCATCGTCAATAGAATGTCTTTCAACATCTGATGGTTTACCTACAAGTTGAGGTTTGTGATTTGCAATACCTGCAGTAATTTGAATACCATGAGGAAATCCATACTTTTCATTCATAAAGATACGAACTTTTCTACCACCTTCAAATGCAGGTGCTTTCATACTCTCAGGGATTTCCATATTTTGTAATCCCTTACCAGTTGAAGTGTCAAATACTACACTACTATCTTCTTCTGGTGTATCGAAATCTTGTTCTACTTTTACTGATTTGTCCTCAGTATTTTCTTCGGTATCTACTTTAAAAGTTTCTTCTGCCATTTTTGTTCTCCAAATTGGGGCTCAAACGGAGTTCCCACCCAACCATGAGCCCCGCGTCATTATTAAGAACCGATTTGAATCAGCCGTGGCTTCTTCTCTTCGGGAATCACTCTCTCAAGATCAATAATCAACATTCCATCCTTGAGATCCGCACCCTTTACAATTACATCATCGGCCAAGGAGAACGATCTACTGAAAGATCTCCTTGCAATCCCTTTGTGAACAAAAGAATCAGAGTCTTCATCTTTCTCATTATCTTTGGAACGAATAACCAATTGTCCATCCGTTACTTCAACTTCAATATCATCTTTTGAGAAACCAGCAATGGCTAACTCAATAGAGTATTGAAATTCACTCTGTTTCCGAATATTGTAGGGTGGATACGATTGTTGTGAACCAGTATCCATATTGAAAAAACGATCAAAGACTGTATCGAAACCTACAGATAGGCCCATCATCTTTTGAAAGTCTTGGGGTGTAAACGCGGAGTGTCGTGCTAGTACCATAATGCCTCCTTATAAAGCGAGGTTAATAATATCCTCATCCTGTAGCACACAGCGATGAGTAGTGAATGAGGTTTCCTTTATGGACAACCTCAATCGCGCCAACCTTCTCCTTTAAGGAGATGTTCGCAACGATGTTTAAAAACTATCCAATATAGCTCGATAAGTGAGTCGGCTGCATAATTGCCAACTCCTTTAACCAACAATTTGTATTTAGTTTCCATAGTATTTATCTCCATAATGAAAAAAAGGGTGAGGTGGGTAGTGGGACTCGGCGTACCCACAACATCGGAGAACGAACTTCCGTTAGCTTTTATCCTCCGCACCAGAACCCCCGCTGGTAAGCGGGATGTGACCCCCCTCTATTACTAAAGGGGTAGCCTCGGCACCATCCGTGAACTGTCTGACTATCCAGGCTCTCGACCAGATTATTATCAGCATACCCAAGGTCCGTCAACCTTTTGTTCACCCTTTATTCAATAGTATAACATATTTATACGATTTGTCAAGTGGTCTGAACTACTTCTTGGAATAAATTCCCCAAAGTACCCAAACTGCTACCAAACCTATAAGACCTTCTGAACCAAGTTTACTCACAAGAGCAACTACTGATCCAACAATATCAAGACCAAGGAATGGAATTGTG